TTTGTAGATGACACACTTAGTTCGGATGCTGTTATCAAGATGCTCGAGTCTACAGAAGTTACTACATTCCTAGTTACGAGAGAAAAAAAGTACCTAGGACTTACCCGAAATCTTCTCCGAAGTTTGACAGATGCATCTTTGCAGAATGCAATAGGTCAGGTAGCTCCAAATGCTGGACAAAAATTAGAAAAAGGTTTTGAAGTATTAACGGAGTGGAGTGATGTGTTAAATAAACGAGAATCCTTTATCAGGTTCATGCTCATAGAGCTTAAAAAGGTGTTGGATAGGTTTATAAGATTTATTCGAGCTAAGGTTGAAGTTTTTATTGCAAACCAAAAGAAAAAGATAAAAGAAAAGCTAGAGAAGATAAAAGCAAACCATGAGCTTGAGTTGCAAAGAATCAAAGAACGTGCAATAAACGTTGATGCAAAAGTAATGTCTATTGCTATGGGCTTAGCAGCAAGACTTTTCTGGACAGGAGCTACTTGGCAAGGAAACACAGGAACTAACCACATAACACTAACAATAGGTCCATTTAAACCACTCAAAGCATTACCGGAGGATGGTGTTACGGGATTAGTTGAAGAGCTTGGAAAGAGTTTCGAGAACCAACTTGTAGCTATGTCAGGTTTAGTGATTCCACCAGCTAACACTGGAATCGTTCCAATACCGTTCCAGGGATACAAATAATTTACTAACTATTTATATTAAAACAACTATATGAAAGCAACAGATATTGTTAAGCTTATGCGAAAGGTTGTACGAGAGGAAGTACGTTCAGTGATTCAGCAAGAATTAACTGAAATCCTCCGCGAAGGGTTACAATCGACAATAGCAGAAATTAAGCAACCAAAGCGTCAAACACGAGCAGTCACTCAACCCGCTCCACCACCACCAAAACGTACTGCACCGATAGTAACTTTTGAGGGACCATTGGGGGACTTACTAAACGAAACAGCAGCAGGAATGGTTAATGAGCATGTAGAAGAAGAGTGGCCAGATATGAATGGAGGACCATTAACATCAGCACACGTACCAGGAGCAGGTATGGGAGATTTGTCATCTCTAATGAACGATGACGCACCATTACCAGAATCTTCTGGGTTTGGCGATCCTACCATGAACTTTGTGAAGGATTATTCAGCAGTAATGAAAGCAGCCGATGCACACGCTAACGGAGTTAGATAATGGCAGTTGAAGTACAAATAAACCCTTTAGATTTTGAACCCGATGTAGCCATTGGTCTGGATCTTCCATTGATAGGATCGACAGGTAGTATCTTTAAGTTGAATTATCTATCACTTGATCAAGCCGTTGCTAATGCAAAAAACCTACTACTAACAAACAAAGGCGAAAGAGTGATGCAACCTGATTTTGGTTGTGATCTGAGGAGGGTAGTATTTGACAATATAACCGAAGAAATGGTGATTAAGGTGGATACTACTATCCGTCAAGCTTTTAGTTTTTGGTTACCCTACGTATTTATTAATGAGCTTGTAGTAGATCCAAATGAAGACCAAAATCGCATAACTGTGAGGTTATCTATAAGTTTGGTTGGAAACGAAATAGATACACGATCAATCCAGCTTGAGATCATAAACCAGGAACAGAATGGCTAACATATCAAAAACAACATCAAAAGATATTAAGTACTTAGGTAGAGACTTTGATTCACTAAAAAGTGGATTGATTGAGTTTGCAAAAGTATACTACCCAAACACCTATAACGACTTCAATGAAGCATCACCTGGAATGATGTTCGTTGAGATGGCTGCGTATGTTGGTGACGTCTTAAATTACTACATTGATTCTCAATTCAAGGAGAGCCTTCTGTTACACGCTACTGAGAGACGAAACGTATTAGCTATTGCAGGTGCAATGGGATACAAACCAAAAATTAGCGTACCATCGCAAGTAGAGTTAGACGTATATCAACTCTTTCCAGCATCAGGTAGCTTGGAGGGAGCAGCACCTGATCCAAGATATGCACTAAAGATACCTGCAGGAATGCGTGGACGCAGTAGTGCAGGACAGGTGGAGTTTCTGGTGCAGGAAGATGTGGATTTTTCAATAAACAACATCTACTCACCAACAGAATATTCAGTATACACAGTTGATGCAAATAACAACCCTAACTACTACCTAGCCAAAAAGACAGTTAAAGCGATATCAGCTCGACCAGAGGTATTAGAAATAGATGTGACAGGAACTAGAAAGTTCTTCAAGTTTCAAATTGAAGCACCTAATCTAATCGGGATACAGTCTATAGTTGATGCTGATGGAAACACATGGTATGAAGTACCTTATTTAGCTCAAGACACTATTTTTGAGAAAGTAGTAAATACCTCATATAACGATCCAGATGCTGCAGTGTACAGTGAAGAGACTCCTTACCTGCTTAAACTAAAAAAGATACCTCGTCGCTTTATCTCTCGAGTTACTGAAACAGGTCTTGAAGTTCAATTTGGATCAGGAGTAAGTTCCTCGCCAGATGAAGAGCTACTAGCAACTCCAGAAAATATAGGACTTACACTACCAACGGGTAAGGATGACATAGATGCGTCGATAGATCCACAAGCTCCAATATTCACTCAAGCTTATGGTATAGCGCCATCTAATACGACTTTAACTGTCACCTACCTCGTTGGAGGAGGAGTTACATCTAACGTACCTAGTAACACTATCACAGAAGTAGTAGCGATAGATGCAAACACTAACAGCTTCCCACAAAACACAGGAGCACTTAACGCAAATATACTAAACTCAGTCGCGATAAACAATCCAATTGCAGCAACGGGAGGTCGTAGTGAGGAGACTTTGGATGAGATAAGACAAAACACACTAGCTCAGTTTGCAGCGCAAAATAGAGCAATTACTCGTGAGGATTACATCGTAAGAGCGTATGCAATGCCGAACGTTTATGGTAGTGTTGCTAAGGTGTTTATTACACCAGATGAGCAGTCAAATGTTGGATCGTCTGAAGTCAATGACACTGTAGCCAATCCTCTCGCTATGAATATGTACGTACTAGCTTACAATAACAACAAGCAGTGTACGGTAGCAAATAGAGCAATAAAGGAAAACCTCAAAACATACCTTTCTCAGTATAAAATGCTAACCGATAGCATTAATATTCGAGATGCTTACATTGTCAACATAGGAGTAGATTTTGATATCATTCCAATTCCTAACTTCAATTCAAACGAAGTGTTATTAAACTGTATTGCTGCAGTTAAGCATTTTTTCGAAATAGACAATTGGCAAATAAATCAGCCAATCGTATATGGAGATATATACAACCTACTATTAAGAGTTAACGGAGTGCAGACAGTGACAGCTGTAAGAATCAAAAACTTAAACGATGAATTACTGGATTACAGCAACGTAGTTTATAATATAGATGAGGCCACAAGAAATGGAATAATATATCCAAGCTTAGACCCTGCTATATTTGAAGTTAAATTTCCAGATAACGATATTAAAGGACGTATAGCAACATTCTAATATGATACTAAGATTCTATCCAAAAAAAGACGCAACCATCTACGAGAAGTTTCCAGAAAGGAATACTGGACTGGATGCTATACTTGATGTTTCAAAAGTAGTTGAAGGAACTAGTAGTTATAACTCCAGAGTGCTGCTTGATTTTGATTACCCAAACATCGAGTCAACGATACAAGACACCGAATATAATATAGCAGATTTTGAGTGGAGTTTAAAATTATACACTACAGAGGAGCAAGAGGTTCCACTTGAGTACACGCTACACTGCTACGCTGTATCGCAAAGTTGGAGCATGGGTATAGGAAGGTTTAGTAATTTACCACAGACAACGGAAGGTGTAAGTTGGTATTACCGTGATGGTAAACTACAACCAATAACATCATGGACAACAAACTCGTTAGCGCCAAACACAACAGCATCATTTCAAACTATACCGGGAGGAGGTACATGGTACGTCGAAGGAGCTACTTCACAAACCTTCAGTTACAAGATTGCAGATTTAGATTTGGAAGTAACTGACATAATGAGAAAGGTCATAGATGGAGAGTTTGTATTTAATGGCTTTATAATAAAAAAATCAGAAGCAGACGAAGCTTCGTTAATGACTTTCAAAAGCGTTAAATACTTTAGTAAAGACACAAACACTATATATTCTCCAGTATTAGAAGCCAAGTACAGTGATAGTGATTTTACGTCTAACCTGAATACTATTAACCCGCTTTCAGAGTATAACGTTGTAGCCGCGGATTTGAAATCCGAGTACAAGGAGTCTTCCACACCTATAATA